ATGTTGACGATGAAGATAACAATATGGGTTATTGGTCTGCTGATGGCACAGCATATTTCATATCTGGAGTATATATGCTTATAAAGGCAATAAGTATGTTTGAAGGAGGAGAATTTAAACAAAAGATAGAAATGGTTAAATTAACTTCATATCAAACAAGTAAGATAGAAAAGAAATCAGATGCAGTAGAGCAACATCAAAGTAGGTATGGTTAATGGGCAGATATAATATACATAAATCTAGTAACAAGAATCCCAATATGAAGGAGAGGTCTGAGAAGACATATCTTAATGGTATCTACGTTGCAGAAATTATTAACAATATCGATATAAGTAGAAC